GTATTACACTACCAGCTAAAAAGAAGTAGGTATAACTATGGAAGCACGATATTGCAAACACTGTGGCACAAAGCTAAAACCTAGTGATACAGATAGATGTATGTCTTGTTTTTTAGAGATAGATGGTGGCAAAATATACCAGCGGGGTTACTGGCGAAGGTAAACTTTATATAGTCTTATCTTCTATAGTATATCGTGGCTCCTAACGGACCACAGAACCACAGGTACTTACGCAGATGTGTCTATGGGGCCACACAACGAAAGCTTTATATAGGTAGATGATATTATCAATATAGGTGTTTAAATCATGAATAACACAACAGCAGACAACAACAACAATACAGCAACTAACGAAACCACTGAGGGTAACCTTACTGCAATCTTAGATACTGTAGAAGAATCAGGGATTCTAGATACTTTGATGGATGAACCATTACTCATGGCTTTAGCTGCTATGGTATTAGGTATGGGCGCATATATCGCTTATACTGTTCCAGCAGTTAAGATGTTAGTCTTTAAATATTTAAAGAATAACGAAGATGAATTAATGGGTATGCTTGATAAGAATCTAACTAAAGCCCAGATGAAAGCTTTTGAAAAGCTTGACGAAACAGCACAGAAACATGTTAAAGACTCTCTAGTCCGTAATGTTTTAATTACAGCATGGGATGAAAAAGATGATGAACTGGCTAGTTTAGTTAAGTCTAAAGTAAGAGCAGCCCTTGATGAAGCCAAGTAATGGAAGTCAAGGAATACGAAGAGAGATTACGTCAGAGAGTCGGAGAAGCAGAATATGCACGTCATAAAGAGCTTGTCCGTCTTCTGGCGCGCAATCTTGCTCTTGAAGACGTTCTGTGGCAAGAAATTACTGTACATATTCGGGACATTGACTTACGAACAGAGCTCTTGCGCCAAAGAAATGCAATCGTTAAAGACATACATACAGAATTCAGAGCGTTAAATATAGAAGTTCCTACTGTTGTAGAAAAGAACAGTGAAAACTTCTCAAAGATATTAGAGGATATTATAGATGACAGCGATAAAGAACGAGAAGAACCTGAAGAACGCGATTAGTGGTTTCGCTGCTCATGATTCCAGAAGTTTAGAAAAGATTTTTGACGTTTGTCGTCAAGACGAAAAAAAGATGACTCTTTTATTAAGAGCATTTTGTGAAGCTTATTTAATTGACAATAAACAACGGCCTCTTAGATTGAGACCTTTACAAGAAGATATTATTGTTAAAGCATTAACTTATCCTAATGGTGATTCCGATAAACATCGTAAACTTGCTATATTGGCTCCACGAGGCAGTGGTAAATCTTTTGCTCTTTCGGTAGCTGTAGTTATCTATATGTTCTTTAATAGATTCAGAGATTTGATATTTATTTTAGCTCCATCTGAGGACCAAGCTTCACTTATATTTAATTATTGTTATAGGCATTTTGCTGATAATGCTTTTTTAAATGGCTTAGTTGACCATTATAGGTTTCACAATAAACCTAATATCACAATGAAGGGAGGAACAATTCTACGTAGAGCTCCTTTAGCACCTTCTAATCAAGGTCAAGCTATACGTGGACAACACCCTACAATGTGTATTGTAGACGAGAGTCCTTTAATTGACGATAGATTATTTGTTGATAATGTAGAACCAGCGATTGTATCTAATAGAGCCCCTTTTATTAATCTAGGTACACCCAAGAGTAAAGAAAATCATATGTGGCGTTATCTTTATGATGATGCATATGAACAATCATTTGAGCGAATGGTATATACATGGAGAGATGCAGTAAAAGCAGGAAGGGCTTATTCTGCACCTTACACTGATGAAGATATGGCTGAAAAGATGAAGGAATGGGGGGAAGATTCAATATATTGGAGAACAGAATATGAGTGCGAGTTCGTCGAATCGGTCTCGAACATCTTCAATCCCGAATTACTCAAAGCGTGCTTCACAAGAGGACTTCCCTTTGGAGAAGGAGGAAAAAATTATCCTAATTGTGTTGTCGGTGTTGACATTGGTAAATCTGTTAATAGCACTGTTATTAGCGTATGGAGTACATCTAAAGACAAGGATACTAACAGAGCAAATCTTGTCTATCTTGAGGAAATTGGTCCAAAAACAGGTGGACATGACATTCCATATCAACGTAAGCGTATTATGGATATTGCAAGCGATTATGGTGCTGAGCGCGTTATTATTGATGCTACGGGTATTGGTGGTGCTATCGAACAAGAAATAAGATTAGCCTGTATAGAACATAAACCACAAATACATTTTATACCGTTTATATTTACAGGAGGGCCTAGAGGTTCTAAAACACAAGTATATAGAGATTATGTATCATATATACAACAAGATTTAGTTAGAGTACCTCATCCAGAGGAGTTACATCCCGACCAAGCAAAATTAGTTAATAAGTGGCTTAGAGAACACATAGACTTAGAATATGTTATGGACGCTGCAAACAAAACAGAGAAAATATCAGCCCCCGAGGGTAAACATGACGATTATTGCGATAGTAGTGTGATTGCTTTACACGCTTCGTTATCAATGTTACCTACTGGTTCGTCTTTTGCTAGTGTAAATATACAACAAAGTGGTGTAAGAAGAAGACAAACGGAAAAAAGACCTCTTTTTACTACTACTAGAAGAAGCAAAACCTTAAATAAGGGTAGTTTAAGAGGTATTTAACGTAGATTGGTTATAATTCCAGCGAAAGCTTTATATACTATATAATACTATATCTATTTGATAGCCGTGGCTCTGAGAGATTATTGGCCTTTTAATAGGCGAAGTTTTGCAACAAAGGGAACAAATCCTCCCTTCACGAAAGATGACCCTAGAAGTTTTGGTTCTGGTGTAATAAAAAGATTACAATTATCAAACCAACCAGCCATCTTTGGAAAAACTGGTGGAAATCTCAAAGAACCACAAATCGGTGATAATAGAACATATATGAATGTTTATTTATCAGACCCTATAGTTAGGACACTGATTGATTTACCTTGTATGTATGCAGCAAAGGATGGATATGATATTGTTACTGATAGTGATGAAGACAGAGAAAATATAGAAGCTTTATTTGATGAAATCAATATAGACCAACTTTTATATACATGGCTACGTAATGGAAGGATATTTGGAACTTCTTATATGGAATGGACTGGAGATAATCTTGTTATAAGGTCTTCTCAGAATATGTTCATACAAAGAGACCCAAGTGGCGAGGTAATGTATTACTATCAGGATTTAGGAAGTGAGGAGGATTCGATTAGATTTGAAGAAAACGAGCTTATATGCTATCGTAACAACCCGTTCGATGATTATGCTTATGGTCTTAGTGACATCCATCCAATTCTTTATTTGGTTGACCTCAAAGATTATGCAGAAAGGGACATTGGCGCTGCTCTCAACAAATACGCTACTAGTAGGTTTGATATTAGTGCTGGACTCCCCGATATGCCTTATGGTCCTGATAAAATCAATGAAATTGTGGACGCATTTAATGCGTTGGAACCCGGCGAAGACATTATTCATGGTAATGATATTGAAGTCAAGGAGTTACAAGGTACACAAAGAGCCTTTGAGTATGGTAAATATACTGATGATTTGCTCAAGAAAATACATGTGGCACTTAAAGTTCCAATTACAATGTTCGATAAACCAGAACAGGCAAGAGCCATTTTCGAACCTTACGTTAGACATTTACAATCTGCGGTCGAAGCTGCAATTAATGCACAACTAATGCCTCAATTATTAGGAGGAGATGCATTATTTAAGTTTAGACAAATAAATGTAGATGACGCGTTTATAAAAGCAAAGACAGATATGATATACCTTTCAGAGGGAGTTCTTTCACCCGGTGAAGTGAGGTCAGAAAGAGGATTGAATCCAGAAGGAATAGAAGAAATACAAGATACAGCAGAAAATGCTAATATATCTGGAGGAAAAGACGAAGATAAGAAAGAAGAGTCCGCAAGGACAGAAAAACGCGCTGGTAACGAACCAGCTGCAAATCCAACGGGGGATAAGAAAGAATGAGCAAAGAGTACGACTACGAGCGTTGTATTATAGAAGTAGGCCCAACTCTCAAAAAGAGAGGTGTAGAGGACTACCAAGAGATTGCGGCAAATATGTGTCGTATGAGGGTAGATGAAGGAACTGATAGACAGTTTGCTGAATCTGCCGGGGGCGGACAGGAAAACCAACGCAGTTTTGCGTTGGAACTACAAGACCCTGTTCATACAGACGAGTATATAGAGTTTCCAGTAATCGCTATAACTTCAGGCCCCCACGACGAAGATGGCGACCAAAAGGTCTTTATTGAACCGTCTGTATTAAAGAATAGTGTAGAAAAATTCAGTGAATTACCAGTTTACTACAATCATCAACGAACCGAGGAAGACCTCCTTGGAAAGGCTATCAACCCAGAAATCGTAGAGCTAGATGGTGGTAAAACTGCAATAAAGATGCTTGCGCAACTTTATAAGAACGCAGCTGAAAACAATGAAGTGCTAGAAAAGATTGAAAACGGAGATATGACGCATGTCAGTATCGACTGGTTTTCTAAAGACGTAGACGTTCTAGGAGAACCGTTTGCAATGGACATTCGTCCTATTGAGGTGAGTTTTATTGATAATGAGACTCGAACCCCCGTTTGTGACGCATGTACGATAGAAAAGGAATGTGACGACCACCGTGAATTCGGTGAAGAGTCAAAACATGATTCTTGTGGCTGTGGAGGCCATAATAAAGAATCTTGTGCCTGTGACACACACGGGCGAAACAGCGAGGAAACAACAATGGCTGAAGAACAGAAAACAGAAATAGTCTCTGAAGCTGCTGTAATAACCGAGCGAGAATTCGCATCGATGAAACAGCAACTTGAAGAGATGAATGCTTCTTATGCTGAGTTAAAATCCGAGCACAATGAGACATTGTCTCTCGTTTCGAAATTCCAAGAAGAGGAAGAGGTTCGCGCAAATGCTGAAGCAGAAGCAAGAATCAATACTTTTGTAGATTCAATTCTATTAAAAGAAGTCGCTCTAGGAAAACTCGATGACGATGGGAAGGATGCTCGTGCAGAGGAACTCAAAGCATGGGACGCAATCAAGCTAGAAGGTTTCAGTATCGCAATGGATGGAGTACCTGTACCAGAAGCAGTTGAAGAACGAACTTTTGGAAAGGGAAAATCCCACGATGCTGAAGAAACTCCAGTTGAAGCAGAAGAAACCCCACGCATGTTTGCGATGGAAAACGGTAGAATCGTATTCAAAGGAGAGGAGAACTAAATATGGCAATAGTAAAAGGAATATTAGTAAACGACGGTGGAGCACCGGCAAGAATAATGAACTTTGTGGCTGCCGAGGCAATCAGTGCAGGAGATGCTGTATCATTACAACATCTTGCTTCTGGAGACGCCAAGGTACAGAAAGCCAGTTCAGACGACACGAATGGCGGCGTAGGCGGCGTCTTCTTTGGAGTAGCATTAACAGATGCTGCTTCCGCAGGAGAATGTAGTGTTGTTCTAGGACGTGGAGTTATTGTAAATTGTCAGGTAAGCGAAGACCTAGGAGGAGGAATACCACTAATGTTAGACGCAGATGCAAACGCAGGAAAACTTGTGACATTCGCAGATGGAGGGTCCCCAGTAAACACAGCACCATGTGCAGTGACTGTTGAGGATAACTCAGCTGCTGGTTTAACTAAGGTATTAATTCTATAAGGAGATAAAATATGGTAAACGCAGGAACAAATCCCGGTATTGCATCATCACAACTTAGTGATACAGCAAACCGAGTATTAATTGACTACAAAGACGCAATTCAGGACTACAAAGTTACTGAAATGCCTGTAGTAGCAATGTTTGCAGAGCGATTCACCACCGATACCGGTGGAGATGTCGACATAACATTCAGTAAACCTTCAATGGGTCTAGAACAAATTGAAGAAGGTTCAACACCAGCATACCAACACACTGACTTGAGAAACGAACGTGTCTCAGTTAAGGAGTATGGACTTGCAATCGGTGTAACCCGCAGAATGTTAGAAGATTCACGATTCTCTGAAATGGAATTAGCTCTAAACGAAGCAAGAAGAGCAGTTGAAAGACACGTTACAAAACACTTTGTATATACAGTCTTTGGACTAGCTGACACAACTTTTGGAACTACAGCGCTTGGAGCAGCAACAGCTGAGACAGCGATTGAGACTTTCGATGATAACCCACACGGTGGTTTCTACGGAGCAAGTCCAAGTTCTGGAACAAGATTATACGAATACGGTAACTATTCAACATCAGATTTAAACACTTTGGGAAGTCACTACTTTGCATCACAAGATTCAGACACTGACGGACTAGGTGACATTGATTTGACTGACATAACCAAGGCTATAGAACTTATGGCAGCAAAGGGAATGACCCCAGATACAATTCTGGTTTCCCCAACCCACTATAAGACTTTATTGAACTTGGCTGACTTCACAGCACCTTTCGGGACAACCGGCACAGACCGCGAATCCTCAAAAGGTGGTTTGGATTATGTCAACTCAACTTCAAGCTCTGGTGTGGTAGGACAACTTTACGGTCTAAACGTACTTGTCAACCCATTCGTACCTAATACCAGATGTGGTATCTTTGATATGAAAACCAAGCCAGTCGCATATGTCGAAAGGCGTGGCCTAACTGTCGAAGAAGCTAATCCCGGTTTCGGTATAACTGGTTCATACATGTCTATGAGATATGGATTGAAGATTATACGCCCAGAAGCTGGTGTTATCGTCATATCTGATTAGATAAGCTAAGTTAACATAAAATTTTGGTCTGGGCGACACCACAGAACAAGTCGCCCACTTTGAGGCCCACCTATGGTAAAAGTATTCAAACCTACTAAAATTAAGCAGAAAGCCACTAAAGAAAGTTACGGCTTAGGAAAAGTAACAACTGCACCAAAACGTATGATGGTGCTAGATGATAGGTTAGCCTCTAAACAATACATCAAAGAAAGAATAGAAGCAAACGTAAGTGATGAACCATTTAGTGGTGAATGGGACCAACAAACAACAAAGGCCCCTTCTATGAATGCAGTTTACGATTATGTAGGTTCTCTTGCATCTACCTCCGATGTATGGGGAGTAGAGAGTACCGATTTAACAGCAGATACTAGGTCACGTAAATCTGGTAATGTTGGAATAGGTAAAGCCAGTAACATGGCTTTCGATGATATTACACACAAATTAACAGTTGATGGAGATTTAAGGATAGGAGCAGGAATATCTTCAAGTGATGCTACTAACACTAATAAAGACATATATCTAGATGATGGAGCTATATTATACAAATACGGCTCTGGTGGTAGCACAGCTATGCTTACGCTAAATAGCTCTACAGGGCATTTGGTGAATCAAAATATAGCTATTGGCTCAACAGCGCCTAGTGTGCCTTTAGAGATTAATGTAGCTGAAGAAAACGGATTATCTACAGGTGATGGTACTGGATTAGTTCAGCTTGGACCTGATAGTGGAGCCAATATGGGTCTCAATGCTAGTAAAATACAAGCTAGGTCTGGTGAAACTTCTTCAGCATTATATTTAAACCCCGGTGGAGGGGAAGTTAAGATAGGAAGTGGTTCTAGTACAGTTACAGTCGAGAATAACTTAACAGTTGACGGTAACTTAACAGTTACTGGTACAGCAACTTCAATATCCACAGAGACAGTAACAGTTTTTGATAACATTATAGAATTAAATTCTGATTATGAAGGTACTTCACCATCAGCTAATGCTGGTATAGAAGTTAATCGTGGTGGTAGTACAGAAATTAATACTGCTATCCGTTGGTATGAAAACGGTACAAATGCAGGAAAATGGCAGTTATCTGAAGCAGAGGATACAGCAGCTGCATATTATGATATAGTTCACACAGGACAAACAGGTTCTGTTTCAAATACAATGTTGGGAGGTAGTATAGCTAATAGTAAACTAGCTAATGATAGTGTTACTGTTGGAAGTACAGAGATAGACTTAGGTGCTTCTTCTACTACTCTTGCTGGATTAACAGCAGTTACCATTGCAGGAACAGCAGGTGGTGGAGGAACTGGAACTACAGCATTGAATATTACAGGTGGTAATTCAAGCGCCACTAACCCCGCAGTTAGTATTACAGGACATTTAACTGCATCTACTAAGTCATTTAATATTCCACATCCTATACACGACGATAAGAG